TAGAAGTACTTGACCCTCAATAAGAGTATTACCAGTACCAAAGAAAGTATTACCAAACTCTTGATCAAACTGTAATTGAGATGTGTTAGCAATTGTTTGTGCTTTCCATTTATCATCTCGGCCAGGAACATCCCACCAGTCTACACGGAATGGTTTATACTCATTCACTCCTTGCACGGCACCTTCCCATAGTTTCTGATACGTGTTACCGATACCGTTCGCAGTACTTGTTATGATAACTTTTGTATCTTTACCAGATGAGATTACTGGGTATGTAGATGTGTAGAACTCAGCGGCATTCTCTACAAACGCAAACTCATCTAGGAATAGAAGGTTAACCGACATACCACGAATGGATGATCCAGATGTTGCAGCTGCGACAATACGAGAGTTGTTCGAGAACTCTAATGACCCTTTATTAAGCGCCTTGCATCCTGGCTGTAAAAAGAACGGAAGATTTTCCAACATGAGTGTCACACGTGCCAACATCTCACGTGCAGTTGCACCTTTATTTGCAAGGATTGCAATGGTTTTCTCTGGGTGAAATAAGGTGTACCATAAAAGGTATCCTACGGATGAGATGGACTTACCAGACTGTCGACATGCCAGTACAATAGAAAACCGATTATTACTGAAGTGTTCGAACATTTGTTCTTGATAATCATATAGTTTAAATGGAACTAAACCTTTGTCTAGATGAATGACCTTGACATACTTCTTACAGAAATATGCTGGGTTTTTCATGCATTTCTTATACTCACGTAGTTTCTTGGCGTCCCACTCTTCTGCGACACCATCTTTCTTTACTAATGGATTACCTAGGTAAGAGTTTTTTGTATAACTACTCATCTTCGTCGTCGTGGTCTATAGCTTTTTCATCACCCATCAGCATACGCTGAAGGTCTGTGGTGGAACCGACGAATAGATTATTATTAGTAGTTGCGGCTTCGGAAGGTTTATCTTCTTTAGTAAGTTCTTTCTGTTTCTTGTTAAGATCCATTAGTTTATCATTAACATCTGCGATGCCTTTGATCATACCAGATAGAACCTCAAACGCACGAGGATGTTCACTCTCACGTGCGACTTCTATCATGAGTTCTAGAGACTCACGACCTTTTTCAATTAGGTCATAATAAGTATCACGAGAGTACTCATAGTCTTGTTCATGAACAAAGTTTTTCTTCTGCTCATCGTCAAAGATAGCAGGTGGTTTACTGTTGTCTCTCATAATGTATATCTATGTCTTAAATAAAGTTGGGTTTCGGTAACGTCCAACTCGACGCACCGTTATCAAACTGATCATATGAAGTCACACTAGACACGTCCCATCCACTCAAATCTTGGTTGAATGATGTTGCGTTCTCGAACATCTCCCCCATATCTGTCACACTAGATGTGTCCCAGTTGGCGATGTCTGCGCTTCCGTTATTGCTGAACGAAGGACAGTCTTGGAACATTTCGTTCATAGTGTCCACGTTAGATACGTCCCACGCACCGATGTTGATGTCAAAGTCTTCGTTCTCTTCAAACATCTCTGACATATCTTTGACATTAGAAACATCCCATCCACCGATATCTGCACCGAAAGGAGCTGGAACACCAGTCCATACAGAACCAGCAACAGCAAACATTCCTGACATATTGACAGCACTTCCTGTGTTCCAACTAGAAATATCTGAATTTGTTACTGTGGCATTGAAATAAGTATTTTTGAATATGTCGTAAAAACTAATCACATTAGACACATCCCAACTACCGACACCTTGACCCGTAAAATCAGATGCATCAAACAGATCTGCCATTGTTCTTGCGTGAGAAGTGTCCCATCCGCTTAGGTCTTGATCGAATGAAGATTGGGTGAAGGTTCCATCAAATCTGAATACAGCTGAGGTGTCCCAACTACCAATAGGTTGGTTGAAGAAGTCATTGGCATAAAACATTGTCTGTAAAATTACACCGTGGACACCAGCACTGCTCAGTGGGTAACCACCTGTCGGAGCGTAAACGTCCCAATCATGCACGTAATCAAAGTCTGAGTAACTGTTTTGATTGATTGTGACACCAGAGTCCGTCCAGTAAGACGCAACTACGTCAGTGATAGGTGTGGTTTTATCTGCACAAATAGTCCATCCACTAATGTCCTGATTGAATACTGCTGCACGGAACATAGATGTGAAGTCTCTATTTTTAGAAACGTCCCACCCAGTAATATCACTCGTGTTAGATGCAAAGTTTGACTCTCTAAGCATCTCTCTTGCGGTTACGACTTCGGACATATCTAAATTGGTGATATTCGCACCACCCAAAGTAGATGCCTGCGAAGACTCATCGAAGAACATCCAGTCGGTATGCATCAATGGCTCAACTGAAGTGAAACCTACGTTTGGAGTCCAAGTGTATCCCGGCGGAGCGTAATGAGTCCTCCAATCGATGGATGTCGGGTCGTCTGTTACACCTTCGATACTATATGAGTATACTGTTGGTGGTTCTGGTATGTACCTAGGACCATCCGGTGAAAAACTTGTTACTTGTGTATTAAACCCATAGTCTCCGTCTGGACTAACATCTATAGGATCTGGGGTTGTATTTACAATAGATCCCGCAGTATCTTCTGGATCATCTATAAGATTCAGGTTCGTGTTCACCTCACGGATAATAGGTCCTGTGTTCTCTGGCCCATAGAAGTTGACTTTCATTTCAAACGTCAATGTGTATACGATCGTCCGTCTTTGCTCAATCGCACCTTCATAATCATCAGCAAAGTCTAGTCCTGATAATATGACAGGGACATCTTCCTTTATGTCTGGTTCATCAGCAAAAGGTTTTACGGTCAACGTGTATTGTGGTGCGAAGTATGGTATAATTTGCTCTACGACTTGTAGTGCATCATCCTGAGATTTGGCATATACTGATAGAGAGAATCCTACGGTGTAAGGAACTCCGACATAGATCTTTCTCTTAGATCCGGTCTCAGTAGATATAACAGATCCAAATCCATTAACTTTAGGCAACTGTCGTGTTGCATCATATGCGATAGAAGAAATTTCGAAAGACATACGAGGAAGCTTTACAGCAACTCTTCTTTCTGCACTTTCTCCGTTCTCCATTTCAGATAGACGTTCTAAGAATGACCTTTTAGGAGCATAGGATAATGGTACTTTAACCTGTGACAATACTTTACCGTTCGAGTCTGTTCTCAAAACATGTATGTCATCGAACATTGAACCGAATACGGCAACGCATGTACGAACGCGTTTGTGGTAGAAGTGTCCTCCCATCATTACGATATATCTCCAAATGGGTTGGTCTCAGTGAAATCGACAAAGTCATTTGCGAAGTCGTCAAACACTTCATTCTGTGACAGTGGTTGAATTTCGTTTATACCTTCGTTTATGGTGACTAAATTAAATGAAGCATACATTCCAATAACTGGCATATCAGTTGTCCATAGATGGAATTTACCATCTGTAGCGCCAGTATGTGCTATAGTCAACAATCGAGTTTGACTGTTGAATGATGTGACCTCTCCTTCTATTCGATAATCACCAAAGTCTTGATAAACTTTTTCGCCCGGATAGTAGTAGTTATCTTCACCTGTATTTTCCATAACCAATTCGTATTGGAATGCGTGTTCACGTTCAACACGATCAATAGCATCGATACCAGTGTCAAAATCTTCATCCGAAAACTCGAACAACTCGCAAGTCATACGGAATTGTGGTAACTGGGATAATTGATAGAACGGTGATTCAGTCTCGACCTTCTTGACCTCAAATAGAGATTCAGACAATGGGAGATATATCACATCACCCTCTCTAGGGCGGAATTGCGCTTCTGATAGACGATCACCAATGAGCTGTCTCCATCGACGACGTGCAATAACAAAGGTTGCTTGGTCTCTTAGTTCAATACCAAACTTGGTGAATAGGTCTCCGTCACCTTCAAACGATTCACCGTTTTCGATGTAGACTTCGACTTTATATGCGTCAGAGAATTGAGACTCAATAGAATCTAGGAAGATCTCTTCTCTCTCAACAACTTCTCTCGGCAAGTAATATACGTCTTGACCATAGAATTGGATTGCTTCTATTAAAAGATCTTCGTAGAGGTTTTGTTCTTCTCTATGCTTTAAACTGATATATGGATTAGTTGCCATGTCTTACCCCATGAAGAACATCGGACCTTCGTCTTCTTCGTTACGGAATTTTTCCATCATTCGTTCGATGTCTGCTAGCGCATCTTCATATATCAGACGAGCATTAACGGTCACGCCGCCAGGCAATGTCATACCATCAAATTTAATTAGGTTGGTACCCCATTGACGCTTGATCAATGCGGTTGCATATTCTTTTAGGAATCGGTGATTCCATAGCGAGTTATATTCGTTTACTGTTTCGTCTGGATTACGAATACCATAAACCTCAAAGATAACATAGTCATCCACTTTAAGGTTCGTTTTGGAAACATGTAAATTAACACGATTATATTGTCTGTCAAATGTAATCTGAGGTGTGCCACCCAGTTTCATATCTAATAGTGCTAGATTTTGTTGCATCTGTTCATAGTGCGCAAGGTCACCTAGCATACCCCCTTGACGGGTAAAGTCAGAAATGGTATATGCCATCAACTGCCATGCATCACTGAACCAGCCAGTATGAGCATTTCCAAATGTCATAGGGATCATACGAACGATGGCGGAAAGATCTAGATCGTCACTAAAATCCACATACTGATTATCGACATCGGTCTGAGTCAATTGGTGCTTTAGATAGTATCGTTTAGATCCATCTGGATGATGTTCACGGAACCACTGCAACGCCTCATCAATTCGGTCGTCGAGTTGTTCTTCGTCAATGTTGACTTCAACTACCGGATGCCCTAAGGCACGCAGGCAGTAATCAATCAATTCTTCTCTACTTGTTGAATACATTACTATAGTCCAGTATTAGTTACCCTTCTATTTATACGTTTATTTATACGTAAAATAAACATAAAAAAAGGGGGACCGAAGTCCCCCTTTCATATCTTGGTCGAAACCTAGATTAGTTTACAACTGTACCATTCACATCGTATACATCGATACGGTAGTGAGATGGAGCCTGTCCACCTAAACCGTTTGCGTCAGTTGAAGATGCAACGTGTAATGCAGCTGCAGTTTCTGCTTCGTCAATCTTAATCTCACCAGTAGATGAGTTATAAGTGATACATAGACCACCAGATAGAGCTGTCTTAGTACGCTCTGGAGTCCAGTACTTATTAGTACTTCCTTCTGAGACGTTATCAGTATCCCATGCTAGGATTGCCGATGTAGATGACTCTAGAGAAGTCAATCGAGTACCGTGTCCAGCAACCGCACCTGTTAGAGTGCTGTCAGCAGATTGGAACTCAGCAACAATTTCTGCAAGAGAGTTTAGTGCAGTTGCGTCTGTGTTAGACAATACATTAGAAATCTGAGACTGTAGTCCAGCTTCCGCAGATGTCGCACGAGACTCTTCAGCGTCAATCGAACTCTGTAGTGCGCTATCAGCAGAACTACGAGTAGATGCTTCTGCATCAATGTTTGCCTGTAGACCACTAACATCACCACCTGTAGAAGATGTCAATGCATCGATGTTAGACTGTAGGGTAGCCTCAGCACCTTCCGCACGTGACTTCTCAGTCGCAACTTCCGCAGAGTTAGCATTATCACCAGCGATAATTGCAGCACCGTTGATGTTGATGTAGCCTAGAAGTTGTGAACCAAGGCCAGATCGAGTTGCTGCTTCTGCATCAATGTTTGCCTGTAGTGCAGCATCACCAGCACCACGTGCAGACTCTTCAGCAGACAAGTCTGTTTCAAGTGCAGTGATGTTGTTTTCAGCAGTAGTCAATCGACCACCGTTTGCAGTGATAACACCAGATAGATCTGAGTCAGCATTTTCAAACGCAGATACGATCTCAACCAATGTGTCTAGAGACGCAGGGGAACCAGAAATAATGGTACCGACCTGATTCTGTAGACCAATGATGTCAGACTCTAAAGCAGCATCAGCAGAACTACGTGCAGATGTTTCTGACACGATGTTCGCAGCGTTGACTGCTTCCGCAGATGTTGCACGAGCAACTTCAGCAGTGACTTGCGCTTGTAGATTAGACTGGTCACCGGACTGAGTTGAAGACAGTGCATTCAGTTCAGTGTGTAGTTCGTTGATCGCAGGAATAATTTCTGAAGCTGTTGTTGCAATTGAAGCCGCAGTTTCTGTTCTTACTAAAGCATCATTGTCAAACTGCCAAATGGTTGTCCCCCCACCATTTTGAGTTGTAAGTACTATATAAAACTCTTCAGCAGTGCTAAAGGTAAAGGTGCCTGAACCACTTGAGATGTCACGGCGTACCAATTGACTACTTTTTGAAGCTTCATATCGCTGTCCCCAAACAGTTCCAGCACTTGAACTCCACGAATTAAAGGTACTAGGATATATTGCTATGGTAGATGTACCACCATTGCTTGGATGCACATCGTAGTCTAAAGAGTAACTACCAGATGGAAGACTAGAACCCTTATAAACGACTTCGTGATATGCTCTTGTACCATAATGGCCACCGACAGTTGCCTGCCCAGCATTACTGCCGCTGCCATACGCCACATTAAAATAATTTCCTCCGTTTCCGGATATATCGGTTATCGTGAGAATATCCGAACCCTTAACAAAGGTGTCAAGTGCATCAACATCTACTACAGTTGCCTTAGTAGCAAGAGCAGCAGTAGTTGCAGCATCATCTGCCTTAGTAGCAAGAGCAGCAGTAGTTGCAGCATCGTCTGCTTTTGTAGCAATTGAGTTAGTAACAGTTGCAGAGAAGTTTGCGTCATCGCCCAGAGCAGCTGCTAGTTCGTTCAATGTATCCAATGCCGCAGGGGCAGCGTCTACAGTTGCCGCAACAACACCGTCAACATATCCTTTGTTAGCAGCTTGTCCAACGTCTGTCGGAGTATCAACTCTAACATCCGAACCACTTAGCATGACAATACCGTCTTGGAAGTCGAATGTTCCGCCAGGACCAGTAATAGCTATTGAACCACCAGATGCAACCTGAAGTTGATCTGTCGCCAAACGGCCACTTACTAGATCAGTCCACTCGTAGTCTGTACCAGTCCACTTGACGAATTCGCCAGCATTAGCAGTAGGAATGTTTAAGTGTGCATCGACCTCTGCCTTAGTAGCAGTACCGAAACCACTACCAATGATCTGTGACGAACCAAAGTTTACTATAGAACCTTCGAAATCGACAGTTCCTGTTTGAACTTTTAGGTCATTCGATTCAATTGTGTCAATGAATCCACGAGCAGCATAAACATCATTAGCGTTCTTGATGTTGTTACTATCCATGTCAAGTTCAGCAGTCATCTGAATATCAGCTGCACCTGAAGATGTGCTGATACCAGAAGTACGTGAGTTTGCAGCAGCAATTGCCGCAGCGTTTGCTGCTTCAGCTGCAGTAGCACGTGTTACTTCTGCGTCATGGTCTACTTGACTTGCCTTAGTAGCAATCGAAGCAGTAACAGTTGATGCGAAGTTCGCGTCGTCACCAAGTGCCGCAGCTAGTTCGTTCAATGTGTCTAGTGCCGCAGGAGCAGCATCTACAGTTGCAGCAACAACCTGATCAGCATATGCCTTGGCATCTGATTCAGCAGCGTCTGCTTTCGCGGTTGCGTCAGCGGATGCAGTTGAGATTGCTTCTGACTTAGCAGTGGAGATTGCACTTTCCATTTGACCAGTTGTTGAGTATGGAGAAAGATCTGTTTCTACCGTTATCTGAGTCCATTCAGAACTTTGAGGCCAAACATGATTAAGCTTAATAGGATTATTCGGCGGATTTGAGAAATGACTTATTGTTCCGAATGTTATACCCTTAACTTTCTTGCCATTGCTAAATGTATAATACCGACTAAAGCCTG